AAAGACCGAGGTAGACAAAATTAAGGACAAGATTGGTGACATCGCACGCGACGAGCGCAAGCGTGTTCAAGAAATGTTCAAGGAACATCAAGATGTTATCAAGAAGGACAAGGAACAATCTAAGAAAACTAAGAAGAAGAAGAGTAATGCTAAAGAGATCGATCTTTACGAAAAGTGATCCAGATCGCAAACGCTACGAGTAGTGCAGCGAACGGTGTCCCATTGAATCTTTCTGCTAATAGAGCGCATACCACACTGTATTGAACTACCCGTATTTCCTGTCGTGTTTTAATCATTGACCGTTTCATCGCTGCTCTCGACCTCTCAAGGCCGAGAACAGTCGAATTTATTTTTCCAATTTTAGATGGAATTTCTGTCGTGTTCATAATGATTTCACTTATATCGAGACTCTCTAAAAACTGCTCTTGAATCATTGGTTCCAGGTATGTGAAATAATCAAAATCTGGATCGAGTTGAAGACATATCCCCTCAATTAGGGAAAATGATTTAGCTAAATATACAAAACTTGTTGGTACAACAAATGGTTTTTCCATTGCAAGTTCAGCCGCAAGCTCGTCGTTCATGATAGCACCACCATCTAGGGTTTCTAAATACCCCAAGATGGTTTCAAAAAATACTTCAATATCACTGACGTCTGAAGATGTTGGTACAATGACACCTAACTTGATTAATATTTGAACAATACCCTTTGTGTCTCGTTTTATAATACACCCGAATAAGTCCGAGAAACCTTGTTTTAATTCATCATCCAACTCAATCAATAAACCAAAATCGTAAAACACTAATTTCCCATCTTTGGAAATAGCCAAGTTACCCGGATGTGGATCACCATGAAATAATCCACTGTCCATAGTTTGGATCACATATGAATTAACGAGTGCCTCACATACTTTCTTCCGATTGATTTTCTTATTTCTGATCTCGGTGATTTTATCAGCTTCTACATATTCCATCACAATCATATCATCGGTACAATACTTCTTGTACACATATGGAACTTTTATCCAATCAATCCCTTTCAAACTTCTTCTAAACTTAATCGCATTTTCAACTTCCTGTCTGTAATCAGCCTCTCCAAGAAGATACTCTATAGAGTCATTAAGGACAAAGTTAGAACTAGAACCAGTATCTATACCAATAGACTGAATAAAGTCGAGAATCTTCTTGACATTGTTTGTGTCAGATTTCATAGTCTCGAGAATATCGGGTCTTTTTAATTTTACAACAACCTTTTTACCATTTTTTAAAGTAGCTTTGTGAACCTGTCCAATACTGGCCGATTTAAATGGAATCTCTTCAAAATCTTTGAATATATCTCTATTTACAACATCTTTTACAAGGTTAAAATCAAATGGTGGTACATTATCTTGGAGAGATTCAAGTTCTTTGGTAAATTCTGGTGGATAGAGGTCTCCTCGTGTGGACGCTATCTGTCCTAATTTTACAAATGTCGGGCCAAGGTCTAGAAGTTCACTTTTCGTCCATCGACCAAGCTCGGCCTTATCTTCAGTAAAGCGTTCTTTCCATAAATATTTAGCTGCAAATTTCCATGTTTTTACCTTTTGATTTGGCGCCAACTTGACAGGTGGCGTCTTCATATTGGCTTGACTGAGTATACTCAACATATCCTACATTAACCTTAGGATTTTTTCTATAAGCTAAATATAGAATGAAGATTCATATCGTAGGAGCTGGTCCAACTGGATTATCTCTCGCATGGGAAATCTTACGTACAGGAGACCACGATGTTACCATTTACGATAGAAAGGTATCAGCTGGTGGTTCTTGGTGGGAACCTAATGTAGAATCACGAGATCTTCACGCACATAGAATTCTATTTGATAGAGCATTTGTAAACACACATTCTTTTTTCGAAGAAATGAAAATTGATTGGAACACTATGTTTGAAATAGAAAAGGATGCTGGTGTTTGGGATTTTACACTCAAAAGTTTAGAATATGACGACTATAAAACTCTGATAGGTCTCATATCTAGGGTTCTTTGGGATCCTAAAAAGTTTGAAAGTATATCAGTGAAAGACGCCATAGGTCCTCTCACCGAAAACGCTAAGAAGCTCATAGAGCACCTCCCTCTCATAATGGATGGTGTTACTTGGGACGTTATGTCTGCGTATGAATTCATAAATAATTTGAATCATGTTTTACTCTCAAAACGTTACACACAACGCGTTTCCGGTAAAGTCATGTGTGACGCTATGGAAGAAGCGCTTCTAAAAGCTGGTGCCAATTTTGTTTTTGGTGCCGAACTTTTGGATGTTCAATACGGTAAAAAAGATTTTGTGGCAAAGTTTTCAGATGAAAGAATGATAAAAGATGGAATACTCTTTTTATGTCTAGATAATAGCCCAGCTCTAGATCTACTTGGTAATAACTGGGGACCCGACGCAGATGCAAAACTTAGAAGAAGTACATATGGTGCTATCAATGTTCTATTGGATTACGATCAATCAATTAAAATGAAATCGGATTTAGAAGTTTCCATAGAAACCAAGTGGAACTTACAACCAAAGGTACTCAGTGATGGTAAGACCGTATCATGTGTTATTTGTGATCTTGGTAAAGAGGTACTCAGTTCCGACCCAGAAACTATCAAAAATGAAGTCGTTAGACAGCTTAGATTGCCACAACCCACTTCTATCAGGATTGGCTGGGGTGCTGAATGGAAAGAGAATAAATGGAACTTTTCACAATCCTCGGGTGTTCTCAGTCTTGAGGGTCAACTCCCCTTTTTTGGAAAATGCTCAAAGGTTGCCATGTGTGGTATGATGTCACCTAGACATACACCTTACTCCAGTATTGAAGCATCGGTTGAAGTTTCACGAGCCCTAAGCCACATGTGTTTCGGAACTAGAAAACCTCTGAAACCTATTTTGGTCACCCACGTTGGAATATTAACTGTAGTGTTACTTATAGTTTTACTTTTAGTTTATCGTAGATGAAGTTTGTAGCTAAAGTATATGAACCATTTTATGATCATAATGATAAAAAGTATATACGTTTTGTGATTCCTCAAAAAGTTTCAGAAATCATAGAACGTATGCATGCGAGTAGGATGCATCTCCTCGTAAATCAAAACGCAGACAATCCACTAGATGGTAAGATACTCACAGTCAAAGTACCGTTCCGTTACCGAAGGGTTATGTGTAAATTTGAAGGAAAACCTGTACAATCTTTAGTAAAGGATGATGAAGTTGATGTTGAATTAGATTTCAAGGGTATTTGGAATATTGGAAATCATTCGGGATTTTCTTGGGTACTATCCTCTTCAATCTTTTCAAGTCCTTGATTAGGAAGCTCTATATTATCTACACCAGCCTTTTTTAGGTCAGTGAATGTCTTTAACATTCCTTGAAGCCTAAAAACTTCTTGAGTCATTTGTTCAATAGTGTTCTGAAGTCTGAGAATATTCTCATCAATATTTAAAGTGGGCATCGTGTACTCATTTAAAGTTTCACATCTTTAAATAAGTAGATCATGACAACGTTGACTAGGACAGGTTATTTAGTTAATTCGGGTCCAATTCCGGAAATTAAAAAAGAACTTACCGTAAGACCTATAGTCAATGGGGACTATGGATTTCCTCCACCGCCTTTCAAAGTTTTCCGAGCAACTAAGACAGGAGTCTGTGTTCCCAGATTCTATGGAACTTCTAAACTTGGAGAACCCCAAGAAGACAAGAGACCAGAGCCAACCCGTATCAATACCAAGTTTGTTGGGAAACTTCGAGATACCACACACCAAAACGATGCACTACGAGCAGCAATTAAAGCTGGCCACGGCGTCCTTTCTTTACCATGTGGGTACGGCAAAACGACGGTATCCTTGGCCATAGCATGTAAATTGGGGTACAGAACTATGATTGTAGTTCATAAACAATTTTTAGCCGATCAGTGGAGAGAACGTATTCAACAGTTTTGTCCAGGTGCCACTATAGGTATTGTGCAACAAGATAAGAAAGAGGTTGAGTGTGATTTTGTCATCGCTATGCTTCAATCACTTTCCCTGAAGGAGTACAGTTTCACGGATTTTGAGAGTGTAGGAACTCTCATAGTGGATGAGGCGCATCACATTTGTGCCAAGGTTTTCAGTCAGTCACTCTTCAAAATGTGCCCCAAACATATCTTTGGACTCTCAGCGACACCCGAGAGGAAAGATGGACTCACTAAAGTTTTACATTGGTTTATGGGTCCCACTTTCTTCGCAGTAGAACGCAAAAATCAGGAACAAGTTGAGGTTTTCCCAGTTGTATATGATTCCCCAAACTATAAGAATCCACCCCCATCTATGAGAAACGGTAAAATCTCAATGCCGAACATGATCACAGAACTTGTGGAAGATCGCCGACGTAACCAAATGCTCGTAGAACTTGTTAAAAAGGCATCAGCAGGTACGAGACAGTTACTTGTTTTGAGTGATAGACGTTTTCATTGTGAGTTCCTTCATCAATGCTTTCCCAAAACATCTGGATTGTACATGGGTGGTATGAAGGAGGCGCAACTCCAAGAATCTTCAAAGAAGAAGATCATTTTCGCAACGTTCAGTCAAGCGCACGAAGGCTTAGATATCCCCACCCTAGACACAGTTATTTTAGCTTCACCCAAATCCGATATTACCCAAAGTATTGGGCGTATTATGAGAGAAACAAAGGGTAAAAAGAACGATCCACACATTTACGATGTCCATGATCCTTGGTCTATCTTTACAGCAATGTATTACAAGAGACTCAAGGTGTATAGACAAGGTGGGTTCAATATACGTGGCAAGCATTCGGAGGAGCCCAAGAGTGAGTTTACTCAGGGAAAGTGTCTGTTTTTATAATCTGACTAATTAATAAATGTCGGGTGCATTAATACAACTCGTTTCTAAGGGAGTGCAGGATGCCTACATCATAAGTGACGAAGGACATTCTTTTTTTCGTACGAAGTTTACACGTCATACGAATTTTTCTCAAGCTCCCAAATACATTAAGACTGTCACTACCACAGATACGTCAATTACGATACCCGTTCTTGGTGATATCATAAACGGTATTTGGTTAGAGTCGGCCACTAGAAATGCTAATATAGCTTCAAATCTTTTCTACAACTCTACAATTTCTCTTTTTATTGGTGGACAAAAAATAGATTCCCAACACTATGACTATTTCTCTGATATATGGACGAATTATCTGGCTGATACATACACAAAGGGACAGGAATTAAACAACAAAACATCTACCTCGTGTCATACCTTCCTCCCCCTCCACTTCTTTTTCTGTGACCATAAAGCGTTTTTACCTCTCATAGCCCTACAGCATCACCAAGTTGAGATAAAGATAGATTTTGACGAAACGAATATAGCTGGTCTAGATGTGACCGAGAAATCAGCAAAGGTGTATGGTAATTATATTTACTTGGATAAGGATGAAAGAGAAACTTTCACGAAGAGACAAATGGATTTTATAGTAACCCAAGTCCAAGGATTTAAGACCGAATTACTCACTGTTACGAATAACAACACTGATGTGGGTGGTCACAACCGTATTGACCTTTCCAACTTTAATCACCCAGTGAAATCATTATTTTGGGGATTCAATGCTTCTAATGAAAATTTTGCGGATGACCGTTTTACATTTCTCGAAGCCGATTTACAAATCAATGGTACACATCTACTTGAAAAGATGACCCCAGTCTACTTTCACACTGTTCAAAATTATTACAAATCTTCTTATGGACACTCCGACTTTATTCCAGAAACTGAAGTACTTTTCAACACCAGATATTTCGCGTACCACTTTTGCCTAAATGCTTCTGAGTATAACCCCTCAGGAACCCTAAACTTTAGTCGCATAGATAATGCTGTACTGTCTCTTAATGGTGTAGAAAAGGGAGTCCTTAGACCAGATGGACAAGAACTTTTCGTGTACGCAGTAAACTATAATGTGTTAAGAATTCGTAATGGACTTGCTGGAATTTTATTCGGTAACTAATGTATAGATGGGCAGAACAGTACGTTTCGATCAGATTTTCGTCACGAGTCTAGACGCTGCACCACGAGAGACTGACGTTCTAAGTGGTCTCGCCAGTATTGATGCTGGTGAAATTACAGCAGATCAGATTGAAGTTGCCAATCTTACTATTACCAATAAGGTTACTGCGAATGTAGAAAGTACAGAGTTCACAGGTCTTACCAATGTGTTCCGTTTTACGGCGACACAGGTTGGCATTGGCACTGATAACCCAATTAACGAGTTTCAATTGGGTTCAGATAGTGTGATTATGAATAGGGAACTACAGGATTTGGTTACCATTCAGGGTAATACAGTTTCAACGAACTTGTTTGCGACTAGTACTCTCAAGACGACAAATGATAAATTTTTTGCGGATGCTAATGCTTCAAATGTTTTGAAGATCACTGGTAATACGTTTTCTACAAATGCGGCTATAGGTACACATCTTTTGGTTGGTAACGAGGCAGCGAGTGATGGTTCTAATATAGCCGTGTTTGAAAAGGGTAATGTTGTCGTTAGAGATGGTTTCTTGAGAGTATTTGGTGATGTTGATATCACTGGTAACTTGGCGATCACAGAGATTCCAGATTATACGAGTGTTAATAATTTGGTCGTCTCCAATGCCGTTATACAGATGGCATTCGGTAACAATGGAACGTATGATATGGCTTTACTTATGAAAGATGTAGATGAAAAATCTAACATATTTTTTGGGTACACACATGCCGGGGATAAAATGAGACTCTCTAGAACATATGGTGGCCCTACAACAGCGACGTTTGATTCCATATTAGATACTTCTAACACTGTAAATCTTCATGTGTATGGTGACATATATACACAAAACAATGTGGGAATCGCAAACTCTTCGCCAACTTTATCACTTTCAGTTGGTTCAAATGTACACATAGATGACACAGCTACTACATCTAGTAATGTATTATACGCAAATGGTTTCGGGTTCTTTGAGGGTTTACGAATTGGTGATAGTGGACTCACAGTTGGTAGCTTGATTACCTTAGACGCCGATGCAGCTATACCAATGGTTGTATCATCAACAATTCAATCCCAAGGTTTACAGACAACTGGAGTAGATGGGAACGGGGATGGTATACCATCTGGTATAGCAAACACAACGTCAACAAATATGTTGTCAATTGGTGATAAGATATTTATCAACTCAGATTCTGCTAATCTTATAACAGTTCTCGGTAATACAGCGACGGGTCGTCTTATTACTGAGTCTATTCTAGTCCAAGATTTCATTGAGGTTGAAGGTGAATCCGGTATTTCATCCGCTGCGAATGTAATTATTCACGGTGATATAAATGGTGAAGATTCTGTGTCGAATACTTTAAGTCTTCGGTGTGGTCCTCTTACAGCAAACATAAGTGCTATTGAACTCAATGGTGCGAAAACATCGGCGAGTCATCAAACGGTTGTTTTAAAAACTAAAAACACTGAGAGAATGCGAGTCGCATCTGGTGGAAACATTGGTATATCCAACACTGAACCAGATGAACTTCTGACACTTGGTGGTAACCTAAAACTCATTGAAAGTAACACTGCTATATTCGGGAATGGTACAAACTTCTTAAAGATTTTTACTGATATAACAAATAACCAAACAAGAATCCAAAATCGTGTAGGAAGTGGTAAGGGTCTGAACTTTTACGCCAGTACCACGGATACTATGGGTACACCAAAACTCACGATCCTTGAGTCAAGTAATGTGGGTGTGGGAACTATATCACCCGTGGGTCTTTTACATACAAATGGTGGAACTGTGTTTATTAATGATCAAGTTGTAAAACGTGGACCAGCTACACATTTGGATACACCTTTAGTCGTAACAAATACTTCACCAGCGACTACAACCTCAGATTTCACAAAAGTTTTACAACTTACTCGTGAAGGTGCCGCGTCTACTGATGGTGTTAGAAGTATATTCAAGATGGGGAAGCATGGAACTACAGCTAATCAGTCACAAACTCAAATGAATTTAGCTTTGGCGAGCGATAGCTATGAAAATGAAACACATGTGATGACGTGGAGAAGTGATAAACGAATTGGTATAGGTACAACTACACCATCGAGTCACCTGGAAATCATTACATCTGGTATAGGTAATTTTAATACGAATGGTTTGCTTATTCATAGTGAAAGAACTGGTTCCGATCCAAATTTTACAGCTGATGACGCGGTTATGACTGTCAGAGCGGATCACACGGCAGCAAACGCGTTTACTTCGTTTGTCCAAACCGCGGGAAACTCACCCGCAGCTATAAGCGGTGCACAAGGTTATTCCATGGGTGTCACAGGATCTACAGTAGATTTTAGACTCACTAAAAATCCTAATGTGATTAACGATCCGGCGACTAGCCGAATTTTTATATCCGGTTCAACGGGAAATATGGGAATTGGCACCGATGCCCCCCGAGTCCCTTTAGAAGTGAACGGAAATGTAATTGTCGGTAATCAACTCTCATTCACAGGTGTTGAAACGGATGAATTAGGTAATACGTTTATACGCGAAAGGTATTATAATACTGATGGTAAAACAGAATTGGTCACATTTAAGGGTAATGAAGGTGCACTCGCATCAGTAACAGGTCCAGATAGGATTCGTTCAGTTGCACCACTTCATATATTTCAGACGTATGATAGTACTGGTTTAACTGAGGGTGGGATAGAAGCCCTCATAGGTAGCGAACTTAGTGTTCAAAATGCATTATTAACTGTTAACAAAGACCGTGTACTTGTTGGTACATCGGTTGATCCGGGTGGTAACTCTCGTCTATTCGTAGATGGTGGTTTCCAGTTCGCAACTGGTTCTAAAGTTATAACCGGTGTGATGGACATTTTCTCTGTGACTACTGGTGGTAATAAAGGTGTCATAGACAATATTTCTTCAGCTCTTACATTCCGTCAAAGTGGTATTGAATATGCTCGTTTTACTGAAGAAGGTCTATTTGGTTTAGGGACATCTTCACCAGACACTAATGTACATGTATATTCAGCTTTGACCACTGATGTCGATATTCTCAAACTCGAAAGTCCTGCGAATTCTGGAACTAAAAAGGCGGGTATAAGTCTAACAACAGATACTGGTAAGGGTGGATATGTAAGAGGTTTCAGTGACTCCACCCATTCCGTACATGGTACAGTGATGGGTGCTGTAAATGGGGGAACCGAGGCAGATGGTATTCATATAATACACACTTCAAATGTGGGTGTGGGAACCGTAAACCCAAGTGAACACTTTACTGTTTACAATGGTACAGCACGCTTAGAGCACGCAACGAGTAATGCCATCTTAGAATTTAAGACAACTGGTGGTGTTTCTAATATTTATGGAGATCACACAGGTAATGTGTTTATTGACCCAGTGAGAAGTTTAGTAGTAAAGAGTGACACTGAAATTACTGGTGATCTTCAGATTGATGGTAAGATTGATTTGGGTAACCAGGTAGCTGTAGATTTGGGTGGTTCAGATGCAACCACAGCATTACACGTCGGTGGTGGATTTATTTCAGGTTCAAATGAAGTTGGTTGTAAGCGATACTCTAAAAGTTTTACACTGGGATCCACGGCAGCGAAAAGTGTTCGTTTATACTTCGCTGATGGAGGTACCCCCGAAAAGATGCCAGCTTTTTATGCCAAAATTGTTGCGATGCTCAGAAAGACGGATGGTTCTGCTGTTCGTGACATGAGTACAATGGTCTTGGAGATCCAAGGTGGATCACATGATGGAACCACGAATAGTAGTTTAGACGACGAGATAACTGTGGGTACGAAGAATCTATTTGGTGGTGATTCAGATTTCCCATGGAGTCCAAATATTACTGTGGGAAAGAAAGGTGTATTACTTACACCCCATGACATTGGATCGGGTAGAATATACAAATATGATATTCATGTAGAACTTATAACCGCATCCTTATCTGGTACACACACTGGTGGATTCTTAAAAAGTATCAAAAATAATGTCAATGTCGGACAAGTTGATAGTTTTGGTGCTGGTCAGAATATTGTAACTTTTACTTATTAAATTTACTACGAGGGAGAACCCCGCGGTAAACGAAACAATTACGCCCTGATGGCGTCGGATATAGCTAAGGCGATAACTCCGGCAATGAAAGCTATCACGATGTAATTCAATTCACTTTCTTCTAAGCCAACCTGAGTCTTTTCAGGCTTACCAACAGACTTCTGTTGTGGCTTTGGAGGATCCAATTCCTCCAAAGGATAGTAAGCTATCATTTATATATGTTTAGAGATTAATTTCCTTTTTTGCCTTCCTTCCCCTGGTACGCCTCGTCTTGGTTGCCGCCACATTGACTTCCTTGACCTCACCACCCGTGGAGTCACCCGAGATGGAGATGATGTCAGAAATATCATCATCATCTTCCACCTGCTTATCAGTCGCTGAAATGGCCGTGGTGTTCATAGGAGGCGCCGGGGGCATCATGATACCACCCATTAGACTGGAGATGTCTATACCAGGTCCCTGCATCTGGTAGTCACCAGTTCCACCAACAGGAGCCTCCGTTGCGGGACCGTCAGTTTGGCGAGTGGTATTCTGAACAGCGCTCATCATATTCTTCACTAGATCAGGGTTCTGCTTGATGACGTCATTCATGTTGGGCATCACCGATTTGAACATAGAATTGGTAAGATGGAACATCATAGCGGATCCACCGAGCATCATAATCAGCTTGATCTCTGGAGCAACCGAAATCTTGGACCTGTACTTAACATACAATTCTTCAAAGACACCGTCATAGTCGTCAACATTCTCCATGATACTTTCAGACCAACCCTCTAGCTGAATCTCGAAAGGGTTGTATCTCTTGTTGAGAAACTCTAAACCTGTTACACAGGCCACCAACATTCGTCGCGAGAAACGAATAGACTGTTCAACATCTATACTGTAGGTGATACGCTTAACCTCGGATCTAAGTTCATCAACATTTGAGTAGGCGTTGAGTCTCTTGTTTACAGTGAAACCCTTCTTCTCCAGGCGTCCCAACTTGTTGATAAGATCAGCCTTCTCCTCGTCAATTGAACCGTACCCTTTCGTAGGTTTTTCATCCTCCTGTCCTGGACCCTGATTTCCATAATCATCAGCATCATCAAAAAAATTGGCATCTTCATCACCATCACCATAGTCAATTTCTTCATCTGGAGCCGAAGCATTCTGGTTAGTCTGTTTGTTGGGGTTCACAAAGGCATCCATACTTTCCTGTTGCTGTGCCATTGGAGGTGCATTGTAAGTGGGTCTAGTTGGTCTAGGTACACGCTGAGGGCGGGGGGCGGAAATCTCAATCTCGTCCATGATGGCCTGCTCATCTGCATCCAATTTCATAACACTGGTATTTCCTCGATCGATTACGATCTCTTCGTCCATCTACTCTCTATGTAGAAACTAAAAAAATTACCTTTAACGCAGTTTAAAAAAATATTGGTTCATTATAAATGTTCTCCTCTCTCAATCGTGTCAGCCGTAATGCTCTCACCATGATTGTTATTCTTCTCTTGGTCATATCTGCTCTCGGGGCTCTTAAGTCCAGTACAAGCAGTAAGTACACACCCATTACCACCAAAACTTCCAATGATGGTTCCGTCTTCGATCTCCCAGTCGAACTCGAGTGTACCGCTGGTTCTGGTAAGAAAGGTGGCCCTTACGCCAAGGGTTTAACTCCAGGGGGTGTTTGCGGTGCCCAAAAGTTGGTCTCCGCGCAAGCTGGTGGTTATGAAATCACAGATGGAATCGGTGGATCTTTAATCTAAGCTAATAATATATGGCGCTGATTACAACTCCTACTCAGTTGATTCCAGACCTTCAACACGAATACCACACCGTGACTATTGATTCAATTGGACAGACTACTGCCAATACATTCACTTGTCATCTTCAACAACCCCTAAAAAATGTTGTACAGGCTAAATTGTTAGCTGCTAGAATTAACACCACCACGGCGACTAAACACTGTTACGTTTCCATCGAGGAACTTGATAGTATTTTCACTGAACGTGCTTCTAACGAACCAAATGGTCAAGCGTCTAGAAGTGTTGTTCGTAATTCTTTCGCTAGTATTGTTGGTGAAGGTACTGCGACATTTCTTTACAAAGATAACTATTCATTGGTGACTCAATATGTGAACCCAATTCGCAGTATTGATCGTTTCACCGTTACTATTCGTAATCAAGATGGTACCCCAATTGTGCCATCAAGTCCTGCTAAGGATAATTTTTTAATAATTCGTTTCGTGTGTAGAAAAGCCAACCTGTAATTTTCTCCTTTTACTATAGTATACCATGTCCCCAGGTATTGTTCAATTGATGGCAGCCGGCGCTCAGGATGAATGGATCGTAGGTGATCCCCAAGTGTCGTTTTTCAATTCAACTTTCAAAAGGCATGCTAATTTCTCACAATCCGTCGAAAAGCAAACAATCCACGGAGCGGTGAGAAACAACTCGTTATCCAGTGTTCAATTTGAACGATCTGGTGATCTTTTAGGTCATGTATATTTCACTATAGATGATAATACAACCGCCCTCGATTCCCAAAGGTGGGACAATATTATCGAAAGCGTCGAGCTCTTAATTGGGGGTTCCGTTGTCGATAAACAAGATGCCGTATTCACAGAAAACATTGCTGTCGATACTTTCGCCACAAATGTATCGAAGAGTGCTCAAGGTACCCACCCAGGTATATCTGCTCGATCGTTCTTCTATCCGCTTAGGTTCTTTCATTGTGAAAGTCCTAGTCTAGCTATCCCAATCGTTGCATTAAACTACCATAATGTGGAAATTAGGATTAACTGGGCATCCCAAGCTGCAAACTACAATGTAGAATGTTATGCCAATTATTACTATCTCGACACCGAAGAGCGTGGAAATATTGCTTCTCGCACACATGATATCCTCATCACCCAAGTACAAAAAAGTATTCCATCTGGAAATAAAATACAAGAACTTACGTTCAATCACCCCGTGAAATACTTGGCATCTTCTAACACTACAACTAATAGCGCTCTCACATCACCCACAAACAAAATCAAGTTGAATGTTAATGGTGTAGATTTAGCCAACTATCGTTGGGGTAAACCTCATTTCATTGATGTAAGCCACTATTATCATACTAACTTTGTGGCATCCCCAGATTTCTTCTTGTACCCCTTCTGTATTTCCACAAGTTCCCTTCAGCCCACAGGAACACTAAATTTCAGTCGTCTAAATACAGTTAAACTCATGAGTGAGTCTATGAACATCCTAGACCCTATATATGCTGTAAACTACAATATTCTTAGGGTTCAAAATGGCCTAGCCGCCTTACTTTACGCAAATTAAAATGCCATTCTATATTAAATGGTCAAGAACTTGCCGACAGTGGAACGTTCCACCAAGATTAGGTTCGGCAAAAATTGTACCAACGACCAGGCAGAAAACACGATCGTGTTTAATGCGACTGAAGGGGAAATTGATACACCCTTTTCAGATTCCGTATATATAACACCTCTACGTTTACGTACGGATCTATCTGATAGAAATATTAGTGTGTTGGCTTACAATCAAGTGACCAAGGAAATGATGGACTCTGGTGCGATCGCCGAAGATATTCTTAATTTTACCCTCGAAGCAGCTATAATTAATGGAAATGTTACTGCAAACACAGTTTCTTTTAATAATGTGAATACTTCTGTCACAACACTTTCAAATGTTGGAATAGCCAATAGTTCACCAACTGATACACTTTCTGTGGGTTCTAAAGTGTTTGTAAATCAAACGACTGCAAATACCCTAACTGTTTTGGGAAATACATATATTCAAAATAGTTTGGTGGTTGATGGGGATGCGACATTTAATGGGCTCGTCACAACTTTACATTCGAACAATACAGTAATTAAGGATGCTATATTGGAACTTGGTAAAGATAATGTTGTTGGTGATTCACTTTTAGATCTTGGTTTGATAATGACCCGACCAAATCCAGATGCGAACGTTGCAATAGGATTTAGAGAAGTTTCAAATGAATTTGTAATTGCGTATACAAATTCAAATGCAGATGGTCATACGATTACACCTGTCGGTCAAGATATGAATGTCCACGTGTACGGTCAAATTTTTACGGAATCAAATGTTGGTATTATAAATACGAGTCCCATACACACTTTAGATGTGGGTTCAAACCTCTTTGTAGACGAATTTGGTTCAAATATTTTAGTGGTGACGGGTAATACAAGTATTTCCGCTGACTTGACAGTTGACGGAGATACTTTATTTGTAGATTCTGGAACAGATCGGGTAGGTGTAAACACTCTTGTACCGGACGCAGAACTCCATGTTGTTGGTAACACTTACATTTCTTCAAATCTAACTGTTGACACAAATACTCTCCATGTAGATGTAGTCTCTAATCGTGTTGGTATAAATCAGATTAACCCCACAAAGGATTTGGATGTCAACGGAACAATAGCCGCCACCCGGCGTGTTGATAATTCTGGGTACAATAGGATTTTAGTGGGTGAAGATACAGGTACAACTCTTCACGCTAGCTCAAATTCTCATCTCATTTCCGTTGGTTACAGAGCTGGTTATGATCGTCAACAATCAAACTCTGTGGCTATTGGTTACAAATCTGGTAGTGTAACCCAAGCTGAGTCGGCTGTGGCTATTGGTGAAAGATCTGGTGAAACGGGGCAAGGAGCCAGTTCTATAGCCATTGGTGATAAAGCTGCTTATGAAAATCAAGCAGCATTTTCTATAGCCATAGGTGAAAATGCCGGTGGTCAAAATCAAGCGGGTAACTCAATTGCTATAGGTAAAGATGCCGGTAGCCAGAATCAAGGACAGAAATCAATTGCCATAGGTGATGGTGCGGGTAAGTTTAATCAAGGTGAGGGTGCTATAGCCATTGGTTATTTTGCGGGTTATCCAACTTCACAAGCAGTTGGATCCGTTATCATAAATGGTGGTACAGACGCCGCGGGCTTCAATAATACTACTACACAAAACGCACTTTTCGTTAACCCCGTGAGAAATGTGAACAACTCGAACCTGTTAATGTATAATGCAGATTCGAAAGAGTTTACATATGGAACTACTTTGAATAATACTCTCAATGTACTGAATAATCTTACAGTTGATACTGATACACTTTTTGTTGACTCAGTTTCTAAAGAAATTGGTATTAATACTGCTTTACCAGATGCCAATCTTCATGTGGTTGGAAATACCTACATTTCTTCAAATTTAACCGTGGATCTAAATACTTTACACGTAGATGTAAACAAACATTTCGTTGGTATTGAAACAAATTATCCAGATGCTACTCTTCATTTGATGGGTAATGCCTATATTTCCGAAGATCTTACTGTTGATACAGATACTTTACATGTTGACTCTACAACAAATTCTGTTGGTATAGAAACTAAAACACCCGACGCCAATCTTCACGTTGTGGGTAATGTTTATGTATCATCTAATCTTACAGTTGATACAAATACCCTTCATGTAGATACCGAAGCTAATCATATTGGTATAAACAACGTAAACCCGGACGCAGAACTTCATGTCGTAGGTAATGCCTACATATCTTCAAATCTAACTGTGGATACAAATACTCTTCATGTAGATACAGAAGCCAATCATATTGGTATAAACACCATAAACCCGGATGCTGAGATCCACGTTGTGGGTAATGCCTATGTGTCTTCTAATTTAACCGTGGATACAGATACTTTCCACGTTGACGTAGAAGCTGATCGTATTGGTGTGAACACTAAAACACCGGACGCCGGTATTCATTTAGTGGGTAATGCTTATGTGTCTTCAAATGTTATCATAGCTGATACGACAGCAACTTCTTCTAAAACAACAGGTGCTCTCATTGTAGCAGGTGGCCTAGGTGTAGCGGGTGACATACACGCAACGCACGCCAACTTAGAAGATGTAGAAGCTGATAGTGTTAATATTACTGATACAACTACATCCACTTCCGTGACCACCGGTGCTCTTAGGGTTGCGGGTGGTATAAGTACTCAAGAAAATCTAAACGTTAATGGAAATGTACATGTTTCATCAAATCTTAAAATTGGTACAGCGAATTTTTTTGTTAATACAGCAACTTCGAACGTTGGCATCGGAACTTTGATTCCGGGTGAACTTTTAGATATAGCGGCGGCAAGTGGTGACAATGATGCCTTCATACGTCTTAGATCGGGATCGGGTGGTTCTCCCGTAACCGAATCTGGTATTAAATTAACTGAAGCCAGTTCGTATGGTTGGAGAATAGCTCATCACGCCTCTTCAGATGATTTAAAATTTGTACATCAAGATCAAAATGACGCCATAAATGGAGATAATTATATGGTATTTAAATCGGGTGGTAATATCGGTGTCGCAACAGACGCTCCAGATTCTAAATTTCATGTAAATGGGAATGTTTATGTGGGTTCCACAGTTGACTCCGCTACCACTACTACAGGTGCACTGATTATTGCGGGTGGTATGGGTATCGCTAAAAAAATCGTTGGTCAACATGCCAATTTTGAAGATGTCGTGGTTGATAGTCTAACCATCGAAGATACAACTTTATCCACCTCCAAAACCACCGGTGCGGTAATCGTAGCCGGTGGTCTAGGTGTGACAGATAATGTATACGCATCTAGATTTGTGGGTGACGGTGGACTCCTTTCAAATATTGCTACAAATTTACAATCAATCACTGAAAATGGAAATACAACATCCAATGTTGTTCAATTCACTGGAACAGAAACAAGTTTCGTTTCTCATTCAAATGTTGGTATAGCCAACACACAACCTGATCACACCTTAAGTGTTGGTACGAATTTCTATATAAATGAGGATGGTGCAAACACTGTAGTTGTAGATGGAAATGTTTCCGTCAGTTCTAATTTGACCGTGGGGAGTAACATATCCATTACGGGTCTATCTGTAAACAAATTCCCGATAGTAGGTACAAGTAAATTTCTAGAAGATTCAATCATAACCAAAACTGGTAGTGACATAGTTATTTCTGGTGGCTTACAGGTAACGGGTAATATTTTTAAAAATGGTGATATAATTGCAGTTCATTCAAATAATACAGTCATTAAAGATCGTATATTGACCCTCGCGAATAATAATACACAAACTGCTCTTGATGTGGGTATTATCATGGAATATCCCGGGCACAACATAGCTATCGCTCACCACGGAGACGAATCACCCGAACGTCTTTCTATCGGATATACCCAAAATGGGTATGTTGATACAACAATTGCCGCAGATAGTAACAATATAACCCTAGATGTTTTGGGTAATCTTCAAGTTCAAAATGATTTTACAGTAGATACAAGTACTTTCCATGTAGATTCAGTGACAAATCGCGTGGGTGTACTTACGGCAGCTCCCGCGTATACACTAGATATTCATGGTAACTCAAATGTGGCTGTCGCCCGTTCCAAATCTTCAGTGGTGACGGATGCCACGGCTACTACAAATAAAACATCTGGTGCCGTTACAGTGGTAGGTGGTATCGGGGTGGGTGGTGACATTCACGCGACAGATGTTAATTTTGAGAATGCGATACTTGATAGTGCAACTATTCAAAATACAACAGCCGCTACAAATAAGACTTCTGGTGCTCTTCAGGTTACGGGTGGTGTGGGAATACAGGGGGATATTCATGCGACCCACGCAAATCTTGAAGATGTAACAGCTGATAGTGTAACAGTGGAAGATTCAACTGTGGCTTCATCTAAAACAACGGGTGCCCTAAAGGTGGCGGGTGGTGTAGGGGTGTCAGGTGACATCCACGCGACGCATGTAAACTTTGAAGATGCCGAGGTGGATAGCCTCACTGTAACTGATACAACTGCATCCAGTTCTACCACAACCGGTGCAGCAAAGATTGCCGGTGGCCTAGGTGTAGCTGGTAGTGTTTACGCGGCTCAGTACTATGGTGATGGTAGTACCCTCACCGGTCTTGTAACAACTTTTGGAGCTGTAGTAGCTAACGGTAACACAACTTCAAACACTGTACAATTTACAAATGCTAATACAGGTCTCATAACAAGTGGTAAAATTGGTGTTAAAACAGCAAATCCTACATATGATCTTCAAGTGACTGGTAATTCCTACATTTCCTCAAATGTCACTGTAGATACAAATACTTTCCATGTAGATGCTGTAAACAACAAGGTTGGTGTGGGTACCACCGAACCAGATAAAACCTTACACGTTCAAGGTGACATTAAATTTACTGGAACGTTATTCGAAGATGATGCTCCATTCGTGACTTCTCCTTGGGTCACTACAGGCTCGGACATTTACTATAACGTGGGGAACGTGGGTTTTGGGACAAACGCCAATGTGGATGCCAATGTTCACGTGAATGGAAATGCGTATGTGTCTTCAAATATACACGTGGGTCCAGGTGGAAATAACACGTCAGTCTTTGGTTACGCCGCTGTAGGATACGCGGGTGAGACGAATCACGCAACATTCGCACACACCGATAATAATAGTGCTACCAATTTCGCCCTTAAACAGACAGCCACTGGGCCAACACATCTCAATACACCAGCTTCTCAACATATTCGTTTTTCAGTCGCTGGTAATGAAAAGGCACGAATCACGGGCCAAGGTGACCTAAAGGTTGGTTCTAATATTCTGTACGTAGATGCATCTGCGGCGAGTGTTGGTTTAGGAACTGCGACACCCAATTCTAACCTTCATGTAGTAGGTAACGCATTTGTAAGCTCAAACCTCACCGTAGGTAATAACGTCTATGTCACTGGTGGTCTCGTGACAAACACCGGAGGTGTCACTAAAAAGACATACAGTGTTTCTAGAACTCTTTCTACGGGTGTAACTCCCCTAGTTGATATCAATTTCACATCAAATATCTTTTATGCAAAGATTACCGCACAACTCATAGATGGTGACGAGGATCTTAGTACAATGATTTTAGAAGTTTCGGGTGGACGCAAGAGTGGGGATACCCCAACAAAGAATATAGCTGTGGGTACTAAAAACATCTTTGGTGATCAAACTAATACAAATCCTTGGAGTCCCACTGTTACAACAACTGGTAATAAGATTACTTTAACAACCAGTAATGCCCTAGATGCTCAGGATGGGTATGATGTCTTTGTAGAGTACATGTCTTCAAATTCAGATGGAAGTGTAGTATCTGTAGTTGAAAGAGTTGGTGGAACATCGACAACATTGGCTACTTTTGGGTACTAAACAAAGTCCTATCAAACACACAAAAATCTTATATGTTCTCCAAATGTATAAGATTTTCTGTAGAAAAAAAGTATCGTACTATAACAAATGGTAAAGACTAATATCCAGACGTTCACTGGTGAAGTCGAAATTTTAAGTAACCTACATGTGGGGCCCTCAGGTTCTTCTTACTTGACGGCAAATGGTGCAGCTTCGAATGTACTAGATATTACCGGTAATGTAGGAGCAACATTTTTTGTTGGTGATGGTGGATTTCTTTCCAATATTGCTACGACACTAAGTGATATTGTTAATCAGGGAAATGTTTCCGCAAATGTGTTACAGTTTAATTCAACTTCGGATTATGCGGGTGTAGGTCTCGTTACATCCAGTAATGTTGGTATTCAAAACACAGCCCCTTCACACACTTTAAGTATAGGTGACAAAATCCGCGTCGATGATAATACCGTAGAAACTTCTGGACAAAGTGTAATTCAGGTTGATGGGCGTATTCTAGCTACACGTTTTCAAGGTGATGGTGGTCTTCTATCGAATATTGCGACAACTTTCGAATCCATTGTAAACCAAGGTAACGTTGCCTCGAATGTAGTTAAATTCAGTTCAGATTCGGCATATGCGGGTGCGGGTGTTATTACTGACAGTAATGTTGGTATTCAAAACACAGCTCCTACACACAATTTAAGTGTTGGCTCCAATCTTCATGTAAATGACACAGGTTCAAATGTTCTAACGGTTCATGGTAACGTTGTGGCGAGTAACTTAAACTTAGGTGTATTTTCAATTACTCCCGCATACGGTCTAAATGATGTATGCAATACTAGTAATGGGACGTCAAATGTTGTTCAATTCCAAAACGCGACGACAAGTCTCGTAGCTACCTCAAATATTACTGTGGGTGGTAATGTTACTGCGCAACAACTCATAAGTACCTCGAACACAGAAGTTGGTGACCGACTCAAATTTTCAGGTTCAAACGTATTTGTGGATACCCTTAGAGTTGCTGACGTGGCTGCGAACATCGTAACATACGATCGAGCAACTGGTGAACTTCTAGATTCTTCGGGAACTTTCATGAACAAGTTTGCAGTGGTTTCTGAACAACCCCCTTCGGATCTTTTCGCAAATGCCACTACCGTGACCAACCACGGTGGGTACACCCTCACAACTTCAAACTTAGCTACAAATTCTAATACCTACAACGCCTTTGATGGGACTGCGAACGCATGGACGGGTGGTACTGGTATGTACATCGGTGGTTCAAATGTCCTCATAGAAACAAATCTTACCCAACTTTCTAATTTACACCCTACGCAGTTTGGTGACTGGCTCGCTATCGAGTTCCCGTATAAAACCACACTTCGTCATATGAAATTGACCCCCGCTACGGTATGGCAATCTTTCCCTTACGCAGCGAACCTGTATGCGACCAACAATGATCTTACCTGGACTGAAATCAAGTATTGGGATGGTCTCAACCCCGGGTCAGCCTCCAACGTCCAGACAATCACCGTGAATGCCACTGAGCAGTTCAAGAAGTATGCCCTCGTCACCACTAAGCTTGTCCCTAATACAAACATCGCGTCAGCTGTCGCCATTAAGGATTGGCAACTTTTCACGGAATCCTTCTCGATTGATGGGGGGAAGGTGGCTATGGCGCAACAAGCCGCGACCGGTGGTGAAACTGTGATGGATCAACATGGGCCTCATGGGCGGGGGGTTACACCCCTGAAGAAGTACCCGGAGATTGCTTTTGACGCCTCGAAATTGGATGGGAATGACTCGACCAACACGTACGTTCAAGCGGGGTATACTGTGACGGGGAGTGGATTTGTAAATTCATCAAATCACCCGTGGAAAGCTTTTAACGGAATTGATTTTGAGGTGGGTATGCTTCTTTCGGGATTAAACTACGATACAAGTGGTAACGCGAACACATCTGGTACAACCGCCTCGAGATTATCAGCGTCTGATTCAACTCCATACGGTGAATGGTTAAAACTGGAACTTCCGAACAAAATAAAATTAGACAAATACGTTTTCACTTCGAGGAATCATGCGACGCATTGGGCACAGGGACCAGAAGCTGGACAAGTTTGGGGAAGTAACGACGATTCAAATTGGGTGCATCTACACACATTTACAAATTCTGGATTTACAGGTGAATCACAGTCTGCATCTTTTGATGTGCAGACGGACAATTACTATAAATATTACGCATTCATTGTGACGAAAACATTTGCGACAGGTTCTGATTATTACTTATGTATTCCCGAACTCGAATACTACGGCTACGAAGAGGACCCACCCCTAGGTGACACCTCCGTGGATACCACCTTCACCTCCATAATGAACACCCCCCAAACCACTGGGGCCCAAGTCTATGTGGATGCCAAATTGTCCTCCGACTTTACCAATAGGGTCGTGGGTCCAACCGTTTCCAACACACACACGACCTACGTGAGCGCGGAGAAATACTGGGAACTTTCGGGGAATGTTGAATCTAATGTGACCCTCGAGGCCAATACATTCCTTTCGGGTGATGCCCCACACTCCCTCTCTATGTGGTTCAATTCCTCGAACCTCGAGGCCAACGTTTCCAATTCTTGTATCTTCTCGTTAGGTACAGAGGAAAAGTTTTATTACGGTAGTCTTGATGAGTACAATCTTTTACGTAACACTTCTTATCGTGGGAGCCTGCGCGAACATTTTATTCACGTCAATCATGGTGATTTCGGGTGGTCCGTCGCCACTAACTCCGACGGATCGAGAATGATTGTGGGTTGTCCAGGAGAAGATACAGGTCAGACCAACTGGGGTGCTGTCTATATATATACGTATAGTAATGGGTCTTGGGATGATGGTGTAAGAATCGGTGCACCCACCCAATCGGGGACTAGTGACCAAGAATTTGGATTTAGCGTTGATATGAACTCCAATGGAACAAGGGTCGTCGTCGGGTCGCGCTATGGTGATGAGGGCGCTAATGATGCTGGTGCGGCTTATGTATATTCATACATTAATGGAACTTGGACTTTAGATACGGTATCGGGTGTTGCGACGGGACGGATTCAAGCATCAGATAGGGAGGCTAATGATGAGTTCGGTACCAGTGTATCCATGAACGGTGATGGAACGAGGATTATTGTGGGAGCTCCCCTGGAGGATACATCGGTAGCAGGTGCTGGTAAAGCCTACATCTATACCTATAGTAGTGGGTCTTGGGGTTCAGAAAAGATAATTCAGGCATTGGATGCTTCCAGCGGTGGCGACGCCAACTTCGGTACCAGTGTTGGTATGAATAGTGACGGAACGAAGGTTGTTGTGGGAGCACCATTGCATGACACAGGAGGTACAAACATCGGTGCCGCGTATGTATTTACTTACAACAGTGGTACTGACGCATGGACCCAACAAGAGAAAATTCAAGCATCGGATAAGTCAACCCCGGATCAGTTTGGATATTGTGTCTCCATGAGTGGTGACGGAACGAAAATTATCGTGACATCACCATACGAGGCCTACGGAAGTCTCACCTCCGCTGGTGCAGCCTATATTTACACCTACAATAATGGGTCTTGGTACGATAGCGGTAACAACGAACAGAAAATCACGCCATCAGACAGAGCGGTCTCTACTAATTACGGTTGGTCCGCTGCTATAAATTATGACGGGACAAAGGTTATCGTGGGAGCGAAGTATGAGGATACTGGTGGTGTTAACCATGGTGCAGCCTATATTCACCATTATAATGGTTCGTCGTGGTCTCAACGAAAGAAGCTGAGTGCACTTTCTTCTGCGAACTATGACCATTACGGTCATAGTGTCGCCATAACTTCGGGTGATGTGGAGAAATTTATGGTGGGGGCGCGCGGCAAAAAGTATGTCTACATATATACTCCTGATATATTCGGGTACCCCGCCTCCCCACCCAAATTAAAACTCCAATCGAACACGTGGCACAACCTCACATGCGCGTACCAAGGTGAAGGTGGCTCCCTAGTAACCTACCTCGATGGACGTAAGGTGGCCGAAGACCAAGTCGAAGATACCTTCGGGGCCTACCCACCGTTTGAAATTGATACATATTCGTTAGGTGGATATACAGTTGACGCGTCTTATTGGAATACGGGTGGATTCCCAGCCAGACTGGCATATAACATGTTCCGAGCTACTGGTGCGGGCCGGGTCACAGGTTTCCATACTGACAACGGAAATTATGTTCTAAATCCCGCAGATGCCAATTATGATGCCGCTTTGATGACTCTTACAGATACAAGTGGTACGGCTCATTTGGGACACTGGGTATCTTTAGAATTACCTCATAAACTCAGTCCCTCATATTGTGAGTTTGAGCATTATGGCAATACAACATCATATAGACTCAAAGATTTCGTGATTTTAGGTAGTAATTATGATCCAAAAATGATAAAAACGGGGTTCACACTTCTTTTTTCGGGTCAGGCACACGTTGATAATAACGGTACAAACAAAACTATTCATACTTTTACAGGGTCTGGGAAATTCAAGTATTTGATTCTTTTAACCAAAACTTTGAATAGTGCTAACAGTACTTGGATTATAAACCGTTTCAAATACTATGGCCACCGCGAGAACGACCTGGTCCGCCTTCCCGATCCCACTAGGGTCTTGAAGTATCCGCACATTGCGATGACTGGTCCGGCTCAGAGGGGGTATGTGGCGAGTGCGAGTAATGAGACTCTCGCTGATGGTAATCGTGTGTGGCACGTGTTCGATGAAAATGATTCAACTTTCTGGAAGTGTGATGAAAGATATACTAGCGCGGGTGTAGAAAATACATCAAGCGGACTCACTGATACGTCTAGCACGGCACACGGTGGAGAATACGTTGTATTAGAATCACCAAACAAGCTCAACATCACAGGGTTTAATTTAACGCGTGACGGGACGAACTCGGACACTATCGGAAGAAGTCCGGGTAGTATCGCTTTTCTTGGAAAAAATTCTGCACCCACCGTTACTACGGGTTGGACTTTAATCGCTCAACAAACTACAAGTACTTATACAAACAATGTAGCACCGCTTACTATATCTGGAAACTCAAATTATTTTAAGTATCACGCCGTCGTGATAAGAAGTATTGATGGAAACCAACTTCGATTTCATATAAAAAATATAGAACTTTTCGGCACAGAAGAGAACTCCTCCATCCCCATCCAGATCGGTGGTGGGAACATCGATAAGGTGGCGAACTTTAGGGTGTACGACAAGTTTGTGGGGGAGGACCAAGCCCTCGAGATTTGGGATGCCCAAAAGGATG